AAACTCTTTACTCAGCCCAGTCGTCCAAGATTTCGTTCACATCTTTCGGTGCGGCTTTCTTGGCGCGTTTGGTTGGCTCTGGTGCCTCTTGCACTTCTTCTGCTTCAACCTTTGGCGCGGCTACTTTGGGGGCTTCGGCTTTTGGCTTGGCACCATCCAATGTTGCGGGTGTGTTGGCGATGGCAGTCTTGGCTTCTGCGGACTGACCCTTCTCCTGTGCCACCATCATCTCGTCGGCTTCCAAAGGACGCACTGCCTTGAAGGTCAGCTTGGGTGTTGCGCTTGCTGTGTCGAAACGCATCTCGGTCACAACTGCTGTGATGGGCAAACCATGGCTACCCAAGAACTTAGCGTATGCCTGCAAAGGCATCTTGCCATTCTCAACGTTGCCGAAGATCGACTGTGCGGGAAGTGTCAACTGGTACACATCACCTTTCAAATCGTTCTCAAGGGTAACTGCCAATCGTTGGCTGTAACGGCAAGCACGGCCTGTACCCTGTGTGGCAGAACCTGCGATGTTCTGTGGGCATGAGGCGCATTTGCCTGATTGTGGCTCAGCGACTTTGGTGTCAGGTGACACACCATCGTTTGACCAGCATGTGGGTGCGAGGACTTGTCCCTCGACATAAGTGTCTGCATAGTAGCTTCGTGATACGTGGGCGTTCGCGGCAACGACAACAATGTTCATTGCGCGGTCTTCATTTTGGGCAATCTCTTTGCCATCGACGATCATGCGGAATACACCGCCTTTGATCGAGATACGCTTACCGCCGCCACCACCTGAACCCATCAGGGCTTTGGTCGTCTCGTCGAGTTCGAGGTTACGCAAGTGTGCGGGTAGGGCGTTGCCGCCTTTGCTAAAAAGGGTCATTTCACTCATTTGGTTTCTCCTTGGTTGATTGAGTATTTGTCATGGCGTCAATGTCGGCTTTCTTGAACCGAACCTTGTTGCCTATACGAAAGTGCGGTAATTTGCCAGCGCGAATCATTGTGTATATCGTTTGTCGCGACACACGCAAGTAGGCGGCAACTTCCTGCACCGTTAGGGTTTCAGCTTCCACTTGTGCTTCTCCTTACAGTTACTGAATATTTGCTATCTACATTGACGCCCGGGGGCATCATGTCTGGGTTCTCATCCAAAAGTTGTTTCAGTGTGGACTGGCTAATGCGCTTTTCCAAAAGGTCAGGCATTTGATGTTCCAAAATGAATTTGTGCATGGATGCCCAATCACTCGTCCAGTATCGGGTTTTGACACCGCGAATCACCGTACCGTGCTTGGTCTTTAGGCTGTCGGCACCAACGGTTTTGCAAAGCTCAAGCAACTTGGCTTCGACCATTTCCATTTGTGTCTTCACACCACCGTCAGCATCTTCGTACTCACGCAGAAGTTCTGCTCGGCGGTCGCGCATCTTGATGTAAGCGGCGACCAATTTATCTGCCGATATTTCTTCGGTCATGGTTCTCTCCTTCTCTCTTGTGTTGCTAAACGCCTAAAAGCTCTTTCAACCTACCAGTGCCTAAAGGTCTTGGCGCATTACGGTGGAGGTTCAGCAGGTTTTCACTGTGGGTTACTTTCCTGAGGTTCTGAATCTTGTTGTTCGACCTATCACCGTCTACGTGGTCTAAGATAAACGGCATAGCCCCACGTGGGTTATGCAACCGCCAAATGATGCGATGCACCATATAAGACTTGCCATTTATCCCTACTCGTACATACCCATCTTGAGACACAAATCCTGCGCGGTCACCCGCACGGACACTGCCGTACTTTGCGTCTTCGCGCCAAAAAAGCCACCCGTCTTTGTAAGTGAACAAGAGGCGTAATTCTTTTGTAGTTGGTAGTGCGGTTCTGCGTTTCATGAGGGTATTGTACTTTACAAAGTCACGTTGTCAAGTATTGTCAACTCAGTATTTCCCCGTAAAGGTCAATAATTTTGTTATGAATATCGACTTTGTTATGCAACATGGTGTACATACGCCTCTCTACACCGCTTCCTTGTAAGTGCACTACAACTGATGGGTTCTTCTGCCCTGCCCTATGGACTCGTGCGTTGCATTGCAAATATGTCTCTACGGACATTACTGGACTCCAATACACAATCGTGTTCGCGGCGTGCAGGGTGACACCATGTGATGCCGCTTGCGGTTGTATGACCAACACTTGTGGGCTGTCGGTCGTTTGGAATCTCTCAAAAATCGCTGAACGGTTACTGGCAGATACACCGCCGTGGATGACTGCCGTTGAGTAGCCGTGCTTCTTCAAATCATCTGCCACCACTTCAATGGCGTGCCTATATGGTACGAACACCAGTACCTTGTGGCTCGATTCTTCAACCACTTCGCGCAATACAGAGAGGCGGTTGCTTGCATCGAACTGCACGACTTCGCCTGTGTCTGAATACACCGCACCACCAGAGAGTTGCAACAACTTGTTGAGGTTAGCGGCGGCGTTGACGGTTGTGATTTCTTCGCCTGCGGCTTGCACGATCAACTGGCGGCGGAGTAGCTCATAGTATTTCTCTTGCTGTGGTGACAGTGGCACATCGCGTGTCACATAGGTCATCTCTGGTAGGTCGAGACATTGTTCCTTGGTGAAACGTATTGCAGGTTGTAGCGCCTTGTGCACCACACTGTTTGCATCAGGCTTGGGCACCCACTTGAACTGCGTGACTTTGTTCATCACTTGGTCGCGGAAGCCCCCGTAGAAACGTGGCACATTGTTTGGGTTCACCAGCTTAGCGATACCGTATGCGTCAACCGGTGACTGTGACGCTGGCGTTCCTGTCAACATCCATAGCCATGTGTCCGGCAAGAGTAATTTACTCAGGATTTTCCATCGCTTCGTCTGAGGATTTTTATATGCGTTGGCTTCATCGACGACGATCAAGTCAAAGTTGCCGTTGGCAATCGCCTCGGACACAATCTCTACACCGTCGAAGTTGATGATGACGAACTCAGCATCACCGCCAATAATGTCACGGCGCTTCTCTGGCTTGCCGTAGGCAACATCTACACGGCGGTGCATAGCAAACCTGAACAAGTCGTTGCGCCATGCTGAATCCATGATGGACAGAGGGCAAATCACCAGCACGCGCTTGATGATCTTTTGTGTCATCAGGTAGTCAGCCGCCCAAATCACCGATGCCGTTTTGCCTGTGCCCTGCTCGTTGAAACAGAACGCACGGCGGTGCATGGTGAGGAATGACGATGTAACTTTTTGATGGTCGAATGGTTTATGTAGGCCGGGCCATTTGTATGCGCCGTTGATTGGTGACGGTGCGTTGATACGCAAATTCTTGAGCACCAATGCTTCTTCCAAACCCCAGTTGACCAGCACGCTGGCAACATCGCCATCATCCTCCAACACCTTGCTCTTTGGTATCACCGTAGTGATGCGATCAGGGTTGCGTACCTTGAGCAATAGCGCTCTGTTATCAATGATCTCCATGTACTCTCCGATAGTTATGCACTCCAAACACGGTCTGCGTTTAGAGGGGTGTCACCGTCTCAGATTTGCACTGAGTTACCTTCCCTTGTCGGGCTGTGCTTCGCTAGAGCACCCACGGTGACATTTGTTGGTGGCTCCCATAAAGCAGGGTGAGGCCGCAACTGAACACACAAAAACCCACGGGGCTAATCCGTTTCCACCAACACGACTGGGGACTGAAGCGGGTTCTATCGTCGTTTTGCCCCGTCCCGCGACAGAGCGAACAACTATCAGTCCCCATGCGTGTTGGCGGCACCTTGCGGGTGCCAGTCGGTCAATCCCCAAGCGAAAGGGTATTCTCGTGATTGACTGGTGTAGTTTTCACCCATGAAGGGGGTCGAATCCCCTGCGCTACTTACCACCCACACCTTACATCAGTAGCGCGGTGTCGGTCATTTCTTCTTGCGTTCGCGTTTGCTCACTTCGGACACTAGGTTGTGGTTCGAGTCGCGCTTGAACGAACGATTCTTTGATGGTGATTGAATACGCACACCATCTTTGTTCGAGCCGCCTTTGTCCAGTGCCTTCACATGGGCAACATCTTTACCTTCGCGTGCATCAGCCTTGCCGTTGCCGTTGAGGTCTTTACCTTTTTTGTCCAGCGCACGGCGTGCGCGTTGACGTTCCATGCGTGCCTCGTGTGCGCCTTCGCGTTTCTTTTCTACCTGCCACTCGTGCTTTGCGTCACGATCAGCTTTGTTCTTGTACGGCATCGCTTGCTCCAAAAAATTTAACTGTGGTGTTGAAGTCTCGTGCGTACTCAACCGCCGCCTTGAATTTGTTTATTGGCACCACGTTGCCGTAGTCGTCCACACAGTAGCTTTTACCGTATATGGACACAAGCCCATCTCCAAAATCAAACATCAGTCTTTCCTTCCGTTGTGATGACAATCTAGCACAGGACACCAACCCTTGCAAGTGAAGTTCTGCTTGGGGTTGAACACGCCGTTGGCATACGCCGCCTCGCGTGCGACCAGTGCACCGTCTAGTTCTGAAAAAATCTTATAGCGATTGTCTGCTTGGTACTGCGCCTTGATGAAGTCGCCCACCACAACGAACAGCAACCCACCCTTGACAACTTCAACCTCGGGGAAATGCACGAATATGCAAGCCGCCATCAGTGCAAGTTGTTTTGGGTCGGCATACTTCGCGCTCTTGCCCGTCTTATAGTCAACGACACGGGCTTCTTTCTTTGCCTTGTTGATGATGACCAAATCGGCAACGCCACGGTACCAAACTTCTTTGTCAAAGAACCCGCAGGGTGCAAGGCGACCATCCACCTTCTTGATACCCATCTTGAGTTCACAGTGCTTCTCACCTTCAATGGCGTTCAGCTTCTCTAGCATGGGCACCATGTAGCCATACTTTGCAGGTACGGGCTTCCCGTCACGGATGTATTCTTCTGCGGCAAGGTGCACATCTTTGCCGTACATGATCGCTTCACTCTCAGGCTCTTTTATGTCCTTCACCACACGCAGGTGGTAATATTTTTTAGGGCATTGGTCGAACAGCGTGATGCTCGAATAGCTCCATGCGGGTACTTTGGTCATGGGTTTTGTCCTTCCATGATGGGCAACCAACGCATTACGCTCTCGTCGTAAATGATAGGCGGCATGATGGGGTGATATGCCGCGATCTCGTTTGTTGTCGTGAGCATGAGCCGCGTCTGCTCGTCATAGCCAAGCGGCAGTTCTGTTATGTATTGTGGTTTCACTCAGCAATCTCCATAGCTCTCTCTAATTGGTTGTGGTGTCATTGTTACTTTCTGTTGCGGTTTTCCATTCGTCCCACTCCTCACGTTGAGGACACCAATCCATGTGTGGGTGCCGGGGGTCACGGCCATTCATCGACGCAGCAAATCCCCCGCACGTACAGTAATTTTTGAAAGCCCTTTTAACAATCTCCATAGCT